CTGAGTTACTCATCCACGAACCCCCCCTAAGGCACTCCTTCGGATAAACTATCCAAAGGACCTCTAGGGCCCCATCTCTTTCGAGACGGGGTTCCGTGAATGGAGGCCACCACTTAAGGTTAAGCCGTATAAGGTTAATCGATTTTTCGACCTCCTTATGCGCCAGAGCCAGGTTGTTTCGGTCATTGATCGAAACTGCCAAGAGTGGAGCCTCATCGAAGCGGAAATCCTCTCAACCTCTGGACCCCGACCCTCCGTGGGATTTACAAAATACCCCACGGTGTGGACCGGATATCCTTTGGAAGAGAACTTCCCAATCCGCCATCAACGATAGCATTAAGCGCTACCATAAGAACGCTCACTGATATTATCCGCGAGGATTCCTTTTACGGCGACGTGCACCGGAATTTGGAAGGACGTGGTAGTTGTTCAGCACATCACTGTGATGACCAACTCACACATCCGACCAGTTCCTCTACACATTGCTGTAAGAAGATTTAGGATTGTTGCTTTCGATGAAGCTATGGTCTTGTTTCTCCTTGTAGATAAAGTCACAAACGGATCGGGGAAGAACTGCACCTCCAAATGCATAAATGCATGAGGTTGCGCTCTCCTGAACCGGGTGTGCTTTATCGAACTCCAACTGCAGTAATGCAAATGGAGATAAGGAGAACAGTAACGATTGGGCATCCAACCCTTCAGGCGTCAGACGTGCGAACTTTTGTAATTCCAACTGGAATCTACGAAGTTCGTCCATCTGACGCTTGATGCAGTTTCTAGCATCCTTGCGGATGCCTCCCAAGACTATCAAGTCGAATTTTCGCACTTGATAGACCTTAGGAGCCTACTATCCTCTTACGAGGGTAATAGATAGAACTTCCACGCTTTTTGTACAGGGAGGGTTTTAATCCTCCTCGTCCAAGAAGCAGGAAGAACACCTGCAACAAGCCCCGGGAAACCAAGGTGTGTATTAGTGACAACCAGCGCGCCTCGACCTCCCTAAACAAGGTCACCACTTCACAATAAGAAGTACAAGGGGTAGCTGCCATCGGCAGCCGATCCTTCATAAATCTTTCTTAATGAAGCGATGGCCTCGAATAGAGAGTCGAGAGGAGGCACCGGTTATTTCCTCACCAAAGTGAATCCATCTCTTAGCGAATACACACGCGTCGTGAGACACGTGCGTACTCGTTTTAGAGATTTTCACTCCTAACTCATCAAGAATCGTCAAGTACTCCTTTGCGACGTGTTCGTTTGACAAAAACGATATCATCGCCTAGGAGGACGTACTTATCCCACAACGTGGGATAACCGGCCCGTTTGGCGCAAGCCGAACGATCGCATGATGCGCAGTCGCGAATGTAGTCCAAAGACTAAATGCTCCCATCGGCTGGCCAGGTCCGCAGCGTGCGGAGCCCGCCCCCTTTGGTGACAAAAAGTTTTTGGTTACACAGCAACTCGTACCATGCAGCCGCGTACTCCGGTGAGATTAGAACAGCTAAGATCGATCTCTGTAGGATTACAGGGAATCGGTCCGTCGCTGAACTAAAATCGCAAGAGTAGTACGGCCCTTGACGAGTTAGTTTGCTTCGGAAGCTACCTTGGTTAAAGGTACAATCAAGTTTAAGGCTCCTCAGCAGCGCATGCTGCGCTTTGTGAAGAGGCTAAAAACAAGTTTGTATCCAATAATCAGGGATAGCCACTATTCGACATTTGGTTCCCTTATCCTTGGTGAAAGACAATCTCGATTGAATCCTTTCGGGTTTAATCTTGAGTGCCTCGCATCAAGCATTCGGGTCCACACGTTGGATGGTTGTAATCGTTAGACTAGCTTCTCTCCTCCACATATCCGCAGGTTGTCAACCTGTGGCTGTGTAAGGAGATAGGCGTCTTCGATTGATCCGATTAAGCTTGAGCATTAGGACCAGATTCGGAGTAACATAACTTCGACCCATCTATGAGGGGGACCAACCCTTACGGGTTAATCCCAAACGTAGATCGGGGCGAGGCATGTTACGAGGTAACTCGACGGAGGGGAGCACCGCAGCGTGCGGTAAACCATCTCCACCGGGAAACCCCGAATCCAGGCGACTCTTTTAGAGGTTGGGGGCACGTGAGCCGTGTACACGCTAACCAGATCGTTAAGATCCAACCAGCAGTGTCCACAAGTCCACGCGCTTCCGCTCTCTTTAAGATGAGCCTAGTCCTTTGTTCGACTACCCCCTTGCCAACCCTAACTCTTAAATATGTCCTATCGGGGATCGTCGATCCCCTGTAAGATTTAACTTAAGCGTTAGCATAGGCAATGGATCTTGTTTGTTTGGAGATGTACCGGATCATCTTTGGGGATGAATCACCGGAGCCATTACCTAACTAGGACCGACCCCTCCCACTCTTTGCAGAGTAGGAAGGTCGAATCCAAGGAAGGTACACGCTGGTGGGAAACCACGTCACGCATACGCACCTCGGAGTAACGCC